TCGTTGATTGCCATGCTTGCAGGACTGCTTGCCCCTGAGTAAACAATAATACTATGTTTACCAAATACCACAAGCAAATCGTTATGAGCCGCTAGTGCAACAATTTTGTCTGCACCGTTAGGCCAAGCCTTTGCAACATCAATAGATCCGCTAGAGCCGCCAGTAAACTTAGTGCCATCCAATAAATCAGACCAATAAATAACGGTGTCATTAGTAGCATTGCCAGCAATAAACAGCCTACCAAACGCAGCAAGAACCTCGTTACACTTAAATGTAGCGTTCGTTGAATTACTGTTTACAACGCTAAACGTCCTTACGCCATTAGCATTGTCATATACCAAGGGGTCATAACCACGTTGAAAAAAGTAAGCCTTGTCATTAAAATTTACTATCTTCCAATCATTAGCCGTAATCGTGTATGATCCGGGCGTAGCATCGACTAACGTAGTAGTGCCGGTCATAATCTTGTTGTTACCAGTGCTAAAGATAACCTCGTTGCCAGCACTGTCGTAAAACTCGTGAATGTTGTGAATGTAATCTGTACCCAAAACAGTTTTGTTAGTTGTAATTACACTGTTACCTTTGCGAGCTGCTAAGCGGCCCTGTCGGTCAATAATAGCGTTATCTGCGACTTCCGCAAAAGACGTGTCCTGCGCTAGAGGAGAATCTTCTGTGTTAATTCCTTGAAAAGCAGGAGCAACCAAGTTAATGCTTTGTAGAGGCTGTGCCATAGTAATTCCTACGGTGTGTAGAAGATTGTTTCTTCAGGGTGTTTTTGAGCGTCCATAGCAATAGCATCAGATAAATACTTGTCAGCTAGAGCAAAGTACTCAGCAGTTGATGTACCCCCTGTTTCACCACGCTCACGGGCTAACAAAGCAACTGCCATGTGAATTACAGGACTGCTAGGTATAGCCAACGTATCTGCATCAGCACTCAGAGGTACGTTACGCAAAACTACTTTTACTTTTAACGAGTAAACGCCGTCAGGTTTAGGATACACATCAATTTGAGTATCGCCATTAGCGTCTACGCCGTTATAAGTAAAATACTTAGGCGCACCTGAGACTGGGTTGTTTACAAAAAACTCGTTGTCAAACCACGCTTGTGTTTGGTACTGTAGCTCACAGTTTGAAGTGTCGTTAATAATTCTAAAAACTTTACCTTTGTCGCCGCTACCTGTCAGTGAGTACGTGTAGTCGTCAGCAACCGTCGTAATCGTAAGGGTGTTACGCAACGCTGACCAGTCCCACGCTGTTTCTACGAGATCCTTTGCGTCGTTTACAAAGTCACCGACCATCTTGCTGTACGTACTTTCAGATACGTTAGTTACTTCGTCTTCTCGTAAACGTCTAAGAACGTTATTGACTAAATTTAAATACGTCATACTATTTTATTCCCGTTGCCCGTAAGCATACCGCCACTTTGAATTGCTTGAGATAAATAATCTGTTATCGGAAACTCTGTTCTAGTCAAAAGTTGTGGACTTGCTGTTACTTGCGTTGGTTGTTGAAACTGTATTGGTTGAAACTGTGGTATGTTTATATCAGGCATTTCAAAAGAAGGAATAGGTATATCAACATCAGGCGTGTCTACGTCCGGTGTTTCTGTCTTTTTTATGTCTTCACAGACACCTTCAGCGTTTCTTTGTTGGCCTGATGGACAACCATCTATTGGGTCAACACAAATACCTAAAGAGTTTTCTCTTTTACCCGGAGGACACTCGCACTCTCCAGTTATTTCGCTTCTAACTTTTCCACCTAAACACGGGGTTGTAATGTCAATGTTAATAGGCACACAAGTACCATTTTCGTCCCTAAAGCCTTCGGGACACGTTATCTTTATAGGTAAACATTGACCATCTACGTTCTTGAATCCTTCAGGACAAGTTATTTCTATAGGTAAACACTCGCCATTTACGTTCTTAAATCCTTCAGGACAAGTTATATTAATCGGTACACACTGTCCATTTTCATTCTTAAAACCTTCTGGACAAACAATTGTTATGCATTGTTTTTGTGTTTCGCTATATTTAAACCCTTCTGGACAGTCAATATTTATTGGAACGCAAGTTCCGTTTTCGTCCTTAAATCCTTCAGGACAACTAATGTTTATTGGTACACACTCACCGTTCTCATTCTTAAATCCTTCAGGACAACTAATGTTTATTGGAACACAAGTTCCGTTATCGTCTTTAAACCCTTCAGGACAACTAATGTTGATAGGTAAACATTGACCATCTACGTCCTTAAACCCCTCTGGACAAGTTATGTTAATTGGTAAACAGGTTCCGTCTTGATCTCTAAATCCTTCGGGACAAGTTATGTTAATTGGTAAACATTGACCATCTTGGTTTTTAAATCCCTCTGGGCAGGTAGGATTAATATTAATATCTACTGAAAGACATTCTCCGTCTTCGTTTTTAAAACCTTCAGGACAAGTTATGTTAGGCAAATCTATGTCTACATTACATAGAGCAAAATTTGGATATTGTTTACATAAACTTGGAAGCGAAAAACCACCTCCAGCCGGTAAATCAACATCTGGAAGTATAAAGCTAAGGCTTCCCCCTTCCGCAAAATAATCATATAATGATTGAGCTAAATCTTGAGGATCTACACCGCCGTCTATAGCAGACTGAATACCTTCAGAAATTAAAGGTTGTAAAGAATCTACTGGTATGTCTGTGTATCCGTCTTTAAACCAGTTTTTTACGTCTATTTGATCTCCGTATATGCTTTCTAAACCGTCCATAATTTTTACTTCAGAAAAATCACCCAAAGCGTTTATTACTAAACCTTCTACGTCTTCTCCGGATACTGCGCCTTGTGCTATTCCAGTAACAATAGTAAGAGTATCTTGATAAGACAAACCAACAGCGTTTGCAATGTTAGATACTGATTCTTGTAAAAACTGTGCGGTTCCTGCGTTTCCTGTTGCCCCGGCAAAGAAGCCGCTTAATGACTGCTCACCGAAACCTAAAGCAGAAGAAGTGCCTAAAAGACTAGCATCAACCCCGTAAAGTTCTACTAAGTGTCCATATTTATTTACGGTGTCTGTTAAAGCCGAAATTTCCGCAGGACTCAATGTGCTTCCTACCCCAAACATCGCGCTTTGTTGATCTAATATAGCTTGAGCTTCAGCAGCTTTTTGAGCATTAGCCATATCTTGAGCTAACCCGCCTATGCCTGATACTGCGCTAGACACAAGAAGGGCTTTAGGGTCAATACTCCCTGTTGAAATACTTTGTGTCAAAGCGCTACTTACCGCTCCTTGAGCAGCGCCAACTCCAAAACCACCACTAACTCCTAGCGATCCTGCAAGTGCTTTTCCTACCGCCGGACCCATTATAACCCCAGCAGCAATTCCTATTGCAGGTTTGGCCCAACTGTTGCCTTTATTGTGTGTTACATCTCCGGTAACAAGATTAAATCCGACAGCGTACCCGTCAGTAATCATTGTTTTACCGCTTTGTATTGCTCCTGTGCTGTCTAAACCTACACTGTTGTATAATGCGTTTAGTTCTGAAACCAATTCTTTATATTCTTGATTTTGTCCTGATTGAGCAATAAACTGCTCGTCAGCTAAAACCTGTTGTTCTGCTTCTTCCGGAGTCATTCCCGGATTTTGAGTTAACAAACGAACAATCATACGATCTTTTACGGCCTCAAAATTACGGAACGCTTGTCCTGTGTCTAGTTCGTATGCACGTTCTTTGATGCTGTTAATGCCGTTAATAAATTCTTCCCATTGAGCACTAGTAACTCCTAAATGTGTAGAAGCTGTTTTATACGAGTCTTCCCAATTAAGCGCTCCTCCAAACTCATTTACTAAGGGCCGTCCTTGGTCGTCGTAACCAATAATAGCTCTAGTGCCGTTTTCAGTTTCAATAAAACCAAATCCTTGATCTTCTTCTGTTGGTAAACCAGAAAAAGAATTATCATCAGTAATATCACCAGCAGTAGTATCACCAGCAGTAGTATCAGCAAGAATGTCTAATTCTTCTCCTGCTTGATAAGCAGCTGCTTCTGGAGATGCAGTAATATTGTCTACAGCTTGTTGTATAGACCCTGTAGTGTTGATCTCCTCTACCCATGCTTGACGTTCTTCCATTCCTGGTTCACGCCCAAGAGTTGCTTGATACGTTTCATACACAGCCGCTTCAGGCGAGTTGGCTATGCCCTGCTCAATCTGCTCAATGCTTTGCCCTGTAGCAATCCACGCGTCAATACCAGACTGCAAAGGATCTCTTCCAAGATACTTGTTGTATAAAGTGCTAATTTCAGTAGCAGATGCCATCTTACTTACCCTTCATCTGCATCAGCTTGTCAGCACCACGTATGCCAAAGCTGGCAGTTACCGCTACGTACAAGAGATACTGGTAGTACTCAGGCAGCTTGTCTAGCTCGTCAAAAGCTAAACCAACACGCTGCATAATGCTCAAATCATCCATAGCAACTCCGTAGCATACAGCTAACAAAGGCATTGATAACACAACAGTAAACCACTCGTCTTTCCACGAGGTAGCACTGGCTGCTGCCATCTCCTGTTCCCATGTAGCTGTGTTCTTAATTACCTCCATCTTAGCTACGTGCTTGGCTTGTGATCGCTCATGGCGGTTGGTCAGCCATGTTTTTGCCAGAGTAGCTATGGGGTTAATTAGTGCAGTCCACATACGTTACTTAACCATGTACACGAGAAGCGATACACACGCGCTGACGGCAACCCAGAAGAACCTCTCTGCGTTCTTTACTGAGCTTGAGTTAGCTACTACAGCACTCTCTAGCTCTCGTATGTCGTCCTCCTGATCGTCTAGTCTTTTCTCGTGACGATCCATGCGCTTGAACACAGATAGAATCTGCTCTTCGACACGAGCAATCTGTGATACAGCTTCAGTTAGCTTGTCGAGCTTTTGCTCTATACGATCCAGTCTGTGTTCTTCCATGGGGTTCATTTCTTACTCAGCGTCAGGATCGACCCAATCAGGGTTCTGCGTCCATGTAGTGCCATCAAACGTGTACTTGTTACCCGTCCAGTCACTAGGCACGTTAGTTACATTTTCAGTCAACGTAGCATTGCTGGAGTTCAGATCAGCAATGTAAAAATCCGGTGACGAGGGATCGCCAACAGTGATCTTGTCAGACCCTATAGCTACAGCTTTGCTGTCCTCTAGAAGATACTTAGATAGCTTGGTTGAATTTTCAGTAATGGTTTTCATACCTTATCCCTTAACAATAATTTTAGTGGCCGCTACAGCCGTTCCTGCAAAAACACTAGGATCAG